AATCTTTATATGTGGCGAGAGGGCAGCGCAGGTAAAACCATAACCGCACGTAACTCGATGTTTAGGACCTTTAATACTGAGGGTCGTTTACGCATGTTTCCACTTTATGACGCAGAAACCGTTAAAAAAGGGATTTATTACTCTCAGGCTCCTAGTAAGAAAAACCGCAACGGATGGCAAGCTCTTTATTTTGTAGCTAATAAGTCTGCCGCCGGTGCCATTTATGAAACCGCCGGACGTAAAAACCCGGGTGGTGATCCTAATAGCCGATCTAATAACCCCGGCGCAGGCGCTCACTTTATTAGCCGTATGGGACCACTTTACGGAGATAAGCAAGCCGAGCGCGGCCGTATGATCTATCGCGCGTGGAAAGAGGATCAAGGCAAGGCTCAAGATGCCGTTTATAGAGCTATAGAGAAAACGGTAGATAACTTTAATAATGGCCGTTACGGTATGGCTACTTATGCATTGGCCGCATAATGGCGATGCCTAACTTAATCGTATCCGCCGTAGCCGAGTGGAACGGAAAAGCGTTATCTAAAGGCTCAGGTCAGATAAAAGGGTTTGAGAAAACCGTAAAGAATTTAGGACGTACCCTTGGCGTAACTTTTAGCGCCGCAGCTCTTTTAAGTTACTCTAAAAAAGCCGTATCAGCCTATGGCGAGCAGATCGCGGAGGCTAAGCGCCTCGATACCGCTTTACGTAACTTAGGTTTTAATTTTGCCACCGCTGAGGCCGAGGGTTACATCGATGCCGTAGAAAAGGCCACCGGTGTAAATCGCGACGTACTTCAGCCTTCATTTATCCAACTAGCTCAGGTAACTAGATCTACCACTATCGCTCAATCAATGCTAAACACGGCACTCGATGTAAGTGCCGGTACAGGTATGGATCTAGTCTCAGCTACTAAAATTTTAAGTCAGGCATACGTAGGAAATCTAAAAGGCCTACGCCAATTAAATTTAGGTTTAACTCAGGCAGAGTTAGCGGGTAAGTCATATCTCGAAATCGAAAAACTTATCGCAACACAATACGCAGGCCAATCAAAAAACGCGGCAGACTCTTACGCAGGATCGGTAGCTCGACTTAAGATTGCAGCCGAGCAAGCTAGCGAGCAGATCGGCGGAGCTCTAGTAACCTCTTTAGGTACATCGGCCGGCGGTATGGATAAACTTATCGCCAAGGTCGATAGTGCTGCGGACTCCATCTCGGGCCTTATTACTAACACGGCATACCTAGCTAAAGAGCTTGGTAATTTATTTTCTAGTATTCCGGGTGCAGGTGTTTTAGAGGATGCCGGCAGAGCTCTTAAGAATTATCTCGGTAGGTTTTCGATCGGTGCTTTACGTCGAAATGTAGATATAGTTTTAGGCCGCCAAGGAGGTTTCCCTCAGGGCTTACCTGCGGATCTTAAGAATTTTCAGAGCCAAACTGAGAAAACTAAGATGGACAAAGAGGCTCTTAAGCGACAAAAAGAGCTCATCGCTTTACAGAAAAAAGCGCAACTAGCAGAGAAAAATAAACTTTCGTTATCAAAGGCAGCGGCCGTATTTGATACTAACCGTATCTCTATCGCTGCGGCTTTACGCGCTACCTACGACAAGGAAACGATCCTACGCCTTGAGGCCCTACAAGCTATCGAGGAGGATAACGGCGACCTCGCTCTCCGTAAGATCGGGGAGCTTGCAGCTCTGCAAAAAAATGCAGACATGGCCAAACTAGCCGGTATTACTCAGATTAGCGAGGCAACTCTTTCAGCTCTTAACACTCAATTACTTACAGAGCTTAAGGCAATTAACGATAGCAAGATGGCAGAAAGCGAAAAGGAACGTTTACGGGATATCGCTTTTGGTAAATATAATGCAGCTATTACGGCCGCCGGTGAGCTTGCAGCTAAAGAGAGTTATAGCGAGCGAATACAGATACAACTAACAGAGATCGCTAAGCTAGCCTCTTTAAGCAAAACGACTAACGCATCTTTAACCCTTACAAAACTCCGCGAGTCCGAGGAGCTCTCGATGATCGATCGCGTAGCAGCTGCTCAAAAGAAAGCGGACGAGGCTCGACTCAAGGCGCTACAAGATTATATAAACCTTTTAAGCAAGGTAGGAGCAGGAGCAGGATCCTCAGGGCTAACTAATATTGGTGGCACTAATTTCGTAACCGGCCCGGTAATCTCTACTAAAGCTATTTTGGACACGGTAACGGCTACCGCGGCGGCCACCTCTTTACTAGGCAGCGATATAAGCGCTACAGAGTTTTACAGTAGCCTCACTCCAAGTCAGCAAAACGATCTAGGCGGTTATAGCCCTTACATGAATTACGGCAGCGGCTACCCTGCAACTTATAATATAAATATTAGCGCCGGAGTTATCGCGCAACAGGACGAATTTACGACTCTCGTGCAGGATACGATCCAACGATTAAACCGAGGCGGCGACCCGATTAGTACGGCCGGTGCACTATGACCGTCCCTACGATCAACGCGGTTATTAACTTTTCTACAGGCCCCGCTTTTGCTCAGGCGATGATCCTTGGTACGGGCCAATTAGGTACCAATATCCTTGCAGACTCTCAGGCTTTGATCGTAGACGTATCTAATCAAGTAGACGGCATTACGACTATGAGAGGCCGTAACGCTCAGGCGGACGTATTCCAAACAGGTACGCTAACTCTGCGTATTGTCGATCAAAATGGCGACTTTAATCCTCAAAATGCCGCCGGGCCTTACTACGGCCTACTTACTCCGATGCGTAAGGTACAGATTACGGGTACTTATCAGGGTATCGAGTATCCGATGTTTAGCGGCTTTATTACTAGCTATACAACTACTACGCCTAAGATGGCTACCGATGTCGTATACACGACTATTACGGCCGTAGATGCTTTTAGACTATTCCAAAATAGCCAAGTCTCTAATATTACTTTAGCCTCGGCCGGTGACTTACCGGGCGAACGTGTAAACGCTATACTCGATGAGATCGCGTGGCCTCCATCCATGCGTGAGATCCAATACGGTACAACAATATTTCAGGCAGACCCGGGCAACCCTCGCACCGCTTTAGCTGCACTACAAACGGCAACCATCTCGGAGTATGGTGCTATTTATATTAACGCTAGAGGATCGGTCGAGCTTAAGGATCGCGCTTTTTGCATAGACTCTCAGGCTTTACCCGTAACTCGCTTTAATGACGATGGCACCGATATAAATTACTTTAATGCCGTATGGCGCTTAGATGATACGCAGGTTTATAACTCGGCCTCTATTACTAAGATCGGCGGTACGGCTCAGCTTGCTCAGGATCAGGACTCTATCGATGAGTACTTTGTGCACTCATATAACCAAACTAATTTAGTCATGGATACAGACCAAGCCGCACTCGATTACGCACGGGCCTACGTAGCAAGCCGTAAAGATACACAGACTCGATGCGATGCGGTAGAGCTTGATTTATATATGGACGATTACGATGATGGCATCCTTGCAGCTCTTAGCCTAGATTTTTTTGACCCCGTAGAGGTTACAACTAATCAGCCTGGTAACTCGACCCTCGTACAGACTTTACAAGTGTTTGGCGTAGTACACCGCGTTACGCCTAACTCATGGAAAACGACATTTACAACACTAGAGCCGATTATCGACGGCTTTATATTAGACTCATCACTATATGGAGTGCTCGATACCTCCGTATTAGCTTACTAAGGAGCATAAAATGGCAGCTGGTCTAGGGTTTAAGACCTTTACAACCGGTGAGGTATTAACGGCCGGCGATGTAAACGGCTACCTCATGCAGGGTATTAACGTATTCGCAAGCGAGGCAGCGCGTAACGCTGCAATTACTTCTCCGCAAGAAGGACAGTTTGCATATACAAAAGATAATAACTCTTTATGGTATTACTCGGGATCGGCGTGGGTCGCCTCGGGTGCTACCGGAGACATCGAGGGCGTAACAGTAACTAGCCCCCTTACGGGTGGCGGCACTAGCGGTACGGTAACGGTCGGTATTCTTAGCGGTACTACCTCAAACCTTGGCGCCGTGCAACTATCAGACTCGACTTCTAGTACATCTACAACACTAGCGGCAACGGCTAACGCGGTTAAAACTACATACGATCTAGCTAATGGCGCCATTGCTAAATCTATTGTGGATGCTAAAGGCGATTTAGTAGCTGCAACCGCAGCCGATACAGTTTCACGTTTGGCGGTAGGAGCTAATGACACCGTACTTACCGCAGACTCGACTACGGCCACAGGATTAAAATGGGCGGCCCCTGCAAGCGGATCGACTTTTGTCGGTGCTAGTGTATATAAATCCGCGACTCAATCAATCCCTACGGCTACCGAAACGATTTTAACTTTTCCTAATGAAAACTTTGATACAGACGCTTACCACGATAACTCAACAAATAACGGCAGATTTACAATTCCCTCAGGAAAAGATGGAAAATATCTTTTAGTTGCTAACGTAAACTGGGACGGTAGCAACTCGGGTAACCGCCAAGCTTATTTTACTAAAAACGGTACTACAACGATGGTTATGCTAGAAAGTGTAAACGCTGGTACCCGCGGTGTAGGTTATTGTCTGTCTACTATTTTAGCTTTGGTTGCAGGAGATTACGTAGATATACGAGTTTGGCAAAACTCCGGAGCATCTCTAAATATTATTATCGATAATCCAACTAATTACATGATCCAATATCTAGGAGCCTAAAATGGATTTATTTACAGAAATTGCAAAGATCTATCCTGAATTAACCGATGATGACTTTGATAGCCAAGTCGGTCAAATATTGTTACGCGATGATGGCGATGGCATCCAATATATTGCTAAATGGGAATACTCAAAGCCTATTCCTAATGGGTTAAAACTCGGTAAGTAATGGAGACAAGTTACAACGGCTACCCGGCCTCTAAAGATCCGGCCGAGATAAAGATAAAGTCCTATCCTGTAAGGGGTACGGATCGTAAGCTAAGGTGTGCTGAGAGTGTTGGGCCTCTCTTGGCCGCCTTTGCTGCGGAGTTTCACGAGTTGATCGAGCCGATCGATGAGGGTACGTTTGACGATTGGGCGTACGCCTACAGGATGGTTAGAGGCAACCCGACAAAGCTTTCATGCCACTCCTCCGGCACGGCTATCGATCTCAACGCTACAAAGCACCCTCTCGGTAAGTACGACACTTTCCCGGCTGAGAAAATACCGATGATTAGAGCCCTTGCCAAAAAGTACGGCCTCAAGTGGGGCGGCGACTTTAAGAGCAGGCCGGACGATATGCACTTTGAGGTAGAAGTATCGGCTACTAAGGCTAAACAACTAATAGAAAAGTTAGGATTAAAAAATGAATAAAAAACAATTAGAAGCAGCAGCTAAATCATATGCACGAGCAGCGCTCGCATCCGTAGCAGCTTTATATATGTCCGGTATTACTGATCCAAAAGTATTAGCTAATGCCTTTATCGCCGGCCTCGTAGGTCCGCTACTAAAAGCGGTACAACCAAGCGAGAAGCAATACGG